ATAAAAATATTTTTATCAAGGTTTGCACTTCCAGACTGATGTGTGTCTGAGTGGAATGGACAACGGATGTTGACTTGACCGTGACTGTTTCTGAATTTTGCTCCGTAGTGTGCAAGGATTTCTTTGATACTTGGTAAGTCGCTATCATTTTTTATCACCATACCCCGCCTCTCTAAGTAGATTAACCGCATCTTCAAGTCTTAAGACTACAACCCAATCTTTCACCTTCTGTTCCCCCTGTCCGTTTAGTCTTAAACAAACTAAACCTAGTATATTTTTCTTTGCTCTTTCTTTTAATTGTGCAACAGCACTAGATGGATTAAATCCAGTTCTTGCTTTTACTTCCCAATCAATACCAATACATCCAGTTATATCTGAACCACTTCGTCCTGCACCAGTACTTTCAGCATATGGAAATCCATTCTCTGCTAAATACATAGCCAATACTTTCTGACTACGATAGCCCCTATGCTTACGTGATTGAGATGCCACAGTATTATTCCTTAAACTCAGTAACTGGCACACGCCAACCGCTTATGTACGAATCATACCATTCATCCGTCATATACTTGGTAGGCTCGACGTATCCATATACTTCCACTTTAGAATAGTAATCTGTTTCTAATACCTTGGCTCCAAATATATAGTTATCTTTATCCTTATCCCAGAATGGGATAGAGTTTTGAGTTCTAACTGACCTGACCTCGTAGTTGTTACCCACATCTGGTAAGGATTTTCTTTGGGGGTGAAGAGCATTTGGGTACCAAGGAACATTCCAAGATTGGTTGTACTGTTTAGCCACAGCCCACTCACAGATATTTGCTCTCACATTTGCCAGCAGTTCGTGCTCTAGTTTTCCATCTGCCTTACCTTGTGCATAGTTAGGTTTATCAGTTGACCCAAACTTAGCAAGCCAACGCTCAGTAGCCAGCATAGTACACACACGTACTTCTTCCTGACTTAAGTCAACAATCATTATGCGCTCTCTGGAATGTCATCCATATACATATACTCAGGATTAAATGCAAGCCACACATTTATATTGGCATTAGCATCAGCCCTACCATATCTATTCTTTACAGGTGCAACAGCCATTGATGTTCCCACTACACCAAGTGTTGCAATCAAGGCTGGTAGTTGTGCTACCTTTCCTTGTAATGCAGAACGTGGTTGGCAAGGACGACCTTCTACTGCTTCGCTAGTGTGGTGAAGAACAATAACTCCAGCGTTTGTATGACGTGCTAAAAACTTTAACTCTTTCATAATGGCTCGCATTGAAGCAAACTCTTCACCGCCATCAGTTGCAATATCCATTAAGTTATCTACAAAGATAGCAACAGGAGGACAACCCCATAGTTCTTCAAAGGCTTGTACTTCTTCATCAATATCTTGTAGTGATGGACTTGATTCAAAAGACCACACAATATGGCTACCCTTTGCAAGAGTGGCTTTGGTCCAGCCCAAATCATTCTGAAGTAGTTGTTCTACATCACTTTGGTTTTTGCCACTAATCATTGATGCAAGGCGCATAGCCATAGTATGTGCATTAGTATCTGCTGAGATGTAAAGTGTTGGAACTTTCATCTTAAGTGCCAAGGCTAAGGCAAGCGTAGACTTACCAACACCAGGCGTTCCAGCAAGCATAGATACTTCTGCTCGACGAAATATTATTTTGTTAGAATCAAAAGCCTTGAACACAGAGGGCAACGGTTCGCCACCTATATCCGCTCTTCCTACAGAACGGACAAGTGTTTTCAATTATCTAATCCAAACTTGATAAAACATTCTAAAATAAACTTGTACATTTCTAAATCTAATAAGTACATTTCTAATTGCCAAAGTATTTCAATCATTATATTCCTGTCTTAAGTTAGAAGAGAGGCAGTTACTTCCCCTATAACTACCCCTCTTCTAATTCTATTTAGTTAACTGGTTTGCATTGAGTCGCACCCTGTGGTTCAGGGCAAGACCAGAATGCGTACGGTTGTCCGTTCTTCTTTGATACACCACTACGGAATATTCTTGCACCGTGTATGCAAGTTGGGCTATTTGTACCTGATGGAGCCGAGGCTTGGGTTGGTGCGGAGGTAGTGGATTGCGGAGTGCTTGGAGTTGAAGCGGGTGTCCCCAAAGGGGCTAAGTTATAAGCACCACGTACCATCTTTGCAGTCGCTGCAACTTGTGCTGAGTAGTCGCTTATACCTTCAAGTAATACGCTGAGTTCATCAGCAGTATTTGCACGAATGTTAATCATATCTGAATCACGACTATCACTTGTGCGGATAGAAACTTGCAGTTTCCAGTCTTCGTTATTCACTTGCTTTCTCCTTTGGGGTATCAAAGCCAAACATATGTCGGGCTTCTTCTTGTGTTATTACTTTCAAGTCAAGAGCAACAAGAATATCTTGACCAGATATGTTGATGTTTGTAGTCATCATTTCTCTTTCTTAAATGTGCAATGTTCTGTAAGTCCACAGAAACTGCAACTGGATAGGTTAGGTAAGAATACACCAGCCTTACGAGCCTTATCAAAGCCTGACACCATATATTCAAGCATTGAAAGTGTGTACCTACTTAAGTCAATCATCTCTCCTGTCCCAGCCTCACGGCTCATCCAGTAGTTTCCTAAATTGACTTCTATTCCGAACTGCATCTCAAGTCCAACCTTGTAGAAACCAAGTTGTAAATCAGATACAGGTCTTCTTGCACTTGTCTTCAAGTCAACAATCACAAGTTGACCGTTAACTTCAAAGACTCTATCAATCACCATCTTCACAGGAACATCTGCGATAACAGGATTGAGTTCTATTTCGACTGCCTTAGCACCTTCAGGTGTGCGCCATATCTTCCAGTCAGGGTTATTCTTTCTCCACATAATATAATTATCTACCCAGATTGAACCTTGGTTCATCCACCAGACAGCATCTTCTCTGTCAGGGTTAGCCTTGGTTGAACGTCCAGCAATTCTTGCTTTAGAAAAATCTAAGTCCTTAGTTTCTTTTAACCAAGCAATATCCCAATAAGCATTACTCATTTTCTAAGTCCCACAATTCTGCAGCGTGGTGAAATGCTCTACCGCCAGCAGACCAGATGCTTGGCTCTTCAGGTAGTTGCATTAAACGACCTAGGTAGTATTGATAACCACAGGTCAAGTAAGTTGTGAATGCTGAATAACTTATATGTCCAGGTAATTTGTAATCACCTAATTGAATCATTAATTTTCCCCTGTCTAATTGTATTACCTAAACCCCCAGGAGGACAGGAGAGTACTCGACTAGAGGCTTAGGTAAACCTATTTATATATTATAATATATATTATATAAGGGGCTTCGCCCCTATATATATGCTATAATATATCTCAATTATACACTAAAGACAGGGGAATGCAAGTTGGACAAACATCAGCGAGTCTCACAAGAATCAATTACCTTTCCGAACTGGTTTGCTTCAACACCAGCAATTAAAAACTTTGAAGAATTACTACGCAGTTTTGCTGGCAAGCCTGACCTAAAGTTCCTACAACTTGGTGCCTTTACTGGTGATGCAAGTATCTGGTTACTAGATAATATTCTTACTGACCCTACCTCACACCTGACTGATGTTGATACTTGGCTAGGTTCAGACGAAACAGAACACGACAAGATGAACTTTACTGATGTTGAATCTGCCTACGATTTTAGAACTAAAAAATATAATAACCTAACCAAGTACAAGGGAACTACTATTAGTTTCCTACGTCAAGCACCGCTTGATTACTATGATTTTATTTATATTGATGCTGACCATACTGCTGTTGGAACCTTACTTGACGCTGAACTTTCTTGGTTATGTCTTAAGACTCAAGGAGTCCTAGCCTTTGATGATTATGAATGGAGTGATGGTAGGGGTGATGCCTTTCGTCCAATGCCAGGGATTAATTCTTTCATAGATAGACACGATAAAGAGTTAGTTTTGCTCCAGCGTAACTGGCAACTATGGGTTTTAAAAACAAAAGAGACCCCCTAACCCAGTATCTCTACTAGGTCAAGGGGTAAAAGTCTCTCTATTGTGCCTTTAAAGGCTAATTAGGGGTATTTATTTGGCGCCTATGCCGTACTCTTTTTCGGTCTTATCAGCCCATTTAGCCAAAGGTGCTGCTATAGCACCAATTAGGATTGCTTGCTCAGGGGCAAGGTCAGCAGCAAGTGCTAATCCCATTGTTATTGCTGATGCTAGTACTGCACGAAGGTAAGACTTGAATGCAGCCTTTGTCTTCTTGCTCTTTAGTTTAGCAACTAAATCTTTCATTTGTTCTCCTTCTTTGGTAATCGCTTTGTCGAGGCTATTACCTTGTTGAGTGTTGTTGTTTTTCCCATCCAAGCAAACCAAGGTGATGTGTCATTACCGCAGTTGTCTTTGATGGAAATATGTAGATGTTTATTATGTTGATTAATTCCAGTATATTTGGATTCACCATTCTTGGCTGACCAAATTTTACCAGTAAATATTAAATACTTAACTCGTTTATCTTCTTTTAACTTCTCATATATTTCAAAACAATCAATATCATTCTTTGGGTCGTGAGTTAAATCAACTGCAAACCCTGTATTGTGGTCAGAGGTTGGGCTGGATTTCAGGTGAGCAGCAGACGGAAGAAGCCCATCTGAGGCTTTCTTGCGCTTGGGTCTTAACGCCGTCGCTTGACGGAGCACAGCAATTGCAGCAGGTGTGGCTCTCTTGGCAACAGTTGTCATTGGGCATCCTTTATTCCTTTATCCATTAATAGCAAACGTAATGCTGAGATTTTATCTGGTCTAAATCCAGACCAATGAAAGTTATTATGTATAACTACAGGTGCTTGCTTATAACCTAAATCTGCTACAACTTTAGCAGCCTGTAAGTCCTGACTTAAGTCAACAACTGTGTAATCAATTTTATATTTATCAAGATACTTCTTAGTCATATCACATTGAACACAAGTTGGTAGTGTGTAAACTGTTACTGACATATTGCCCCCTATTTTTTATTGATAAGTAT